TATCTTTTCTTGTATTTGTTGTATTGTTGGACTAACAGATTGCATTATAATGTGGCTTAGCTCTTCTTTATGATGTTCATAAAGTGCTTGGTAGTTTTTAAGTACCTCATCTTTGCTTGCCCCTGCTACAATCTGTAGATTTCTTCTATGCATTACAAATCCAGATAGTTCTAATGATAAGAATAATGTAGGTATTTGGTTTTCTTTGTCTATCTGATCATTTTCTGCACTATAACCTAATACTATATTTTGAGCTAATGCTGTTTTATTAGCACCAGTAGAGCCAAATATTGTAACTAATTCACCTGGATATACAGTTGCATCTTTATCATTTACTCCAAATAACTTAGCTAAGTCTATTGTACGACCAGAAAAATCTGTTTCTATTCGTTCTGCTAGCTCTCCTTGTAGCTCTTCACTACTCTTAACATCTACAAGGTAGTCTTTACGTTTATAGTATATACAATTAGGCTGACAATGTTTTTCCATTAATACGTCTTTACATCCATATTTATATCCACCTCTATAAGTATCTTCCACTTTTTTAATAATAACATCATCTTGTAACTGTCCACTATTCCAATGCAGTAGTGCAGCTTTAGCAGCTTCACTAGGTAATCCGTGCCTAAAGAAATGGGATGCTATTCGCATCAAAGTATTATTTCTTGATCCTTCTTCAGGGCCAAGTTTATACATCTTCTGTACACATGGGACTATATTGTTTGGTTCTGCATTAGATTGAAGTACTCTTACTTTAGGTACTTCCGTAATAACCTTGTCTTCTAATTCACCATCTCCCCATATAGGCTCTTGTTTAATATGTCTTTGCTTAGCAGCATGTTCAATTATTTGTTCTGCTGTTAGATCATTAATTATATTAGAGTCTAATGGAATTTTATATAGGTCTGATTTTTGATTGAGTGTGTTTTCACACCTATATATTGATGTTCTATTATATACTGATAGGTCTATATCACCGAATAAATTATTCATTGTTTCTTTAATAATAAATGGTAAGTCTTTATTTCCTTGAGGGAAATTGAAAACTTCATTGCTTATTTCAATGTGATATCCAGTGCCGCTATAATATAATCGATAAGACCGTTTATGTACACCTAGTTCTTCTAATTCAAATAATACACCTTTTGTTTTGTTTAGTGTATAATCGTCTGTGTTTTGGCCTTTATCTATGTCAATTAGTACATCTTTTATGTATCTTTTCCCTAAGAAGTCTTTGAATGTTCTTTTTATTTTATGATATTCTTTGCCTTCTTCATCGTATAGATACAAGCTTTTATATACTGCTTGTTTGTTACCTTCAGATAATAATATATCTATCAGTTGTTTCTCAGGAACAAGTAACCCCCTATTACGGGGGCTACTTATTGCTATCTCGTGATAGAGTTGCACTAGAATTTGTCAAATGGTGAAGAAGCAGCGGTGCTACTTGTACCATTCGAAGTTGGTGCTTTTTCATCATGTTCTACAATATACTTGTTTGCCTTCATCCAGTCAACATAACTTTCTAAATCTGCTTGAGACTTAGTATCGTTAGGGACTACTTTTGGGCATACAGTAGTATAAGCTTGTCCAGCTTTCTCGTTATACTTTTTATATACATAAATAAAGTATTTCAAGTCGCCTTCATCTTTCTTTAGATCATAATTAGCAGCGGTAAAGTTAAGATTAAGATAAGAAGCTATATCTTCTATTTCTTTATCTTCTCCGTCTACCCACTGACCTTTTTTATTTACACCACCATCCCATCCTAGAGCATCACAAAAATATACTATGCGTTTTAGTAGACCACTATCCCCATTTACATTACCATCAGTATCGAAATCGAAACTTCCTAGTAATGCATATTTAAAAGGATATTCTGAATTTTGATTTTTAAAATATATTTCTAAAAACATATCCATATTCTCATATTCACTTGATCTATCTACTACATCAGTAAATGCTACTGATTGATATCCAAGCCAATTCGGTGATGAACTGAACTCAGATTTGTCTTGTACATTTGTACCTCTAAACGGCATGTATTACTCCTGTTCTTTGTATTTTAGGATTTCCTTCATTACGCTATCGTAATCAAAATCAAGAACTTTCTGGGCTAAAGGTTTTAACCTGCTGCCTACAGTTCTTTCATCATAAGCTTGAAAAGAAATATAGAACTTACCATCTTCTTTACTAGCTGTAGCGTAACCTATCACGTCTGCTGATGCAGTTAAAGCATAAGACAACCCTCGTGGTAGCTCAGGCCCTAACTGACTTTTACCGTCTGTTACGACAGTATTTTTTGCATGCGATATCAACACCAGGTTTCTTCCTAGTGCTTTGCATAGCGTTTGAAATTTTTTAATAATATCAAGGTTCTTCTTCCTTGCTTGTGCCCAGTCAGCTCCCCATGAAGAGCCTTCTCCCATTGCTGCTTGACCTCTCTCATCACATACTTCCTGTTCAATCCATCTATTTATATGATCAACTGTGTCAATAGCAATAGTATCATAAGGTAATGATTTAAGGTTTTCTTTTAACCATAAGTACACTTCTACCATAGAATATACTTCCATAGGTTCACCTATTTCATCACCTGTTCTATTGTAATATCCACGTTCGTCATGAGGCACTGCTTCTATTACTGGCTTGCCATCTTTAGTTACTTGCTTACCTTCTAGCATTTGTGCTCTAGTAGGTGTATTTAAAGATGTAACTGTTACTGTATTTGCATTATTTACAAAATCAGAGCCAAGGTCTGTGTCTATTAATAGAACACCCTCTGCTCCGTTATCGCTCCACTTACTAGCCTGTGTTGTTTTGCCCGTTTTGGGCTGACCGATAAAATACCAAGTCAGCCCTTTAGGCAATTTAGACCAGTCAGTAGATACTTTTCTTACTTGAATATCCATAACTATCCTTTGATTATTAGGTTGTCAGTTCGTATTTGAAGTGGCATTAAGCCGCACCAAATATACTGATAATAAGGTTTATTTGCAACAACATTGAACACTTGATCTACTCCTAAACCTCCTACAATGGATGCTGTAAAAATAGTATGCTTCATAGTACAAGGCTCTTCACTTATTTTGTGAGTTGGTAGCCAAGTATCCATATAATTGTCATGGTCTTTAGTTGCTGTAACAATTTCCATTGCCATAGCACCCATACGCAAATCTAAAAACATTTTTCTATTATCTTGCTCTAACCATTTGTTATAAGCTAATAGTCTAACTTCCATATTATCAGCACATACAATCATTTTAGGAAATGTTGGACTATCTTCTTTGTAATAATCATTATAAAATTTCATATTACCTGGTTTAACAGCATATAGTTTTGATATGTTTTCAGCTACTTCAGCTTTACTTGTTCCCATAGCATTCTGTGGGTACATAGTTGTGCTTAAGTTATGTTCTTCGAGTGTGTCAAAATCCCATCCAACTATCTTCTTAAAACCCATAATAGATAAAAGAGGTACCAGCTGTGAGCCGATACCTCCTAATCCTACTATACCTATTTTGTCAAGCTTGCCTTGAGGTATAAGGTCTTTATTTCTTAAGAATCTAGTACTTTCCATAATATCCTCCGTATCCATAGCCATAATTGTCATTTGTCCAGTCTGCTTCGTCCATTACATAGAAAACTTCATCTGCACCTAAACCTAGTTTTTCAAGCTGAGCTTCTAGCTGTACATCGCTTAACTTACCTTCTATATTAAGGTCTAGAAGTTTGTTAATTTGCTCTTGCTTGTTTTTAGGTTGTTTGTTTAGTATCTCTTGTTTTCTTTTTTCCTTGTAAGGAACATAAGAAAGTCCACCTCCTATAGTCATTTGTTTAGATATAGCAGCTGGTTTATTCTTTTCAATAATATCAGCTTGCTCTTTCCAATCATCTTCAATCTTATATTCAGGTATTTTGATTTCAATCTTATTGTTATCAATTTCTAAACAATGTGATGCACCGTACTGGTCTTTGTAACCAAATCCAAATGCTTCAGTAGCTTTACCACCACTTGCAACTACTAAGCTGCCGTAAAATCCTTTTACTGGTGCCATTTCTTGTACAGTTGCTTGATCAGTTCCAGATAAGAATGCTCCCATTGTATGATGACTATGAATAAGTCCCATAAAGCATTTCTTTAATGAAGGATACTTTTCATAAGTAGTTCTTAGTATTTTGGCTAAGTCTTTAGCTTCCCATTCTGTTGATGTACCATGACCTAAGTCAAGTGGATGGAAATGAACTAATTTGAACTCTTCTGGAAATCCTTCTTTATCAGTTTTTATTCTGTACCATGCTGGGCCAGACCATTCTGTACTAGGAAATCGTTTCAAAAGATAACGGTACTTGAGTGCTATCTTGTTTGGTACTATTAATGTTGTATCCATAACTTTCTACAACCTTTCTCTTTTTATAGTTTAATGCTATTTCTTCAGCTTCTAAAAATAGTAAATATGCTTCTTTCTTACCATCTTCGTAAAGTTTTATTAACTCTTCGAAATTAGTAGGCCATTTATTTATTTTTACTTTTTCTTCATGCTTTTTTTTGTCTTCAACTGTACTTATTGCCATAAAGTCCCAATAATGTCCTTTACTATATAAATACTTAACATTGTAACTATCATCTTCTTCTTCTTCACAATAAAAAGCTACTCTAACTGCTTCATCTAGCGTATCATCTATTTTTATATTATCACATTCGTCTTTTACACTTGTCCATATCTCTTTAAACAATTTAGTATTTGCAAGTTTGTACTTTCTTAATAGAGAAGTTCTTATTTTTAAAATATCTGAATTATCTATTTG